TCTTCGACGTGCCCAGCTCCAGGAAGCGCCCGTAGAACGCCTTTCTCGCAAAGCCGATCGTCGCTTCCGCCGCCCCTCGTTGCTTCACCGACACGCGATGCGAGATCGACCGCCGGAGCTTGCCGGTTTCGGTCGGCACCTTCGTCTTGGCGGAAGCGACAACGACACGCGCCGACGATCGCAGCGCATCGCGGAGAACCGCGCGCTGCATGCGGTCGCTGAGGTTGCTAAAGTCTCGCTGGAGAGCCGGGAGGTTGAGTACGGTAATGCTCATGGCACCGCCGCCGTACAACTAAACTCTAGCCCGTCCCTGCGGCCAATCTCGACGATGCTGGTGATGTCATAGAGATCACCGTCCCAGTTGACGCGCATCGACTCATCAACGCCCGCCCGATAGCGGATCACGAACTTCGACGGACGCTCGGCGTTGACCTGGTGCGCCTCGAACTGCTCTTTACCCGTCAACGGCTCATGCGCCGCCCACACCGTCGCCAGCACCGTCCACGCCGCCACAGGATCGCCCGATCCGTCGCGCGTGTCCGTGCGCTGTTCGATGACGATCCGTCGGTCTAAGGTGCCCGCGTTCAAATCGTCACCTCGCGGTAGTCGTCGAATATCCACGTCGAGGCTTGCGGCATCTCAGCGACGATCTGGCCTCTGCCCGTCATCACCACCGATTCACGGTTGGCGTACCAGTGGCCAATCAGCAAGAGCATCGCCTGCTTGAGCAGCGTTGGCACCGCCGCCGCGAGTCCATAGCCGGAGACGAATCGAACCGTGACGTTGCTAACCACGTCCCGCGTTGACGGGAAGGTGATGCCGTAGGCCAGCGAGATCGTGCCGGCCGACTTCGGCCCAGCCGGTGCAACAACGGTGTAGTTACTCGCCGTCCACGTCCCAAGTCTGCGTACACAGCGAGCGGAATGTCTGCTCTTCGGCCTTCATGCGCGCGCCGATGATCAGCCGGTTCAGTTCAGGATCGCCCGTGGTGTTGGTAGAGGGTGCGCCAGCGCCGAGCGAGGCATCGGCGATGTTGTCTGTGTAGGTTGTGGCGGTGTTGTTGGCGATCGTCGCGAGCAACAGGTAGGTCGTACCAGCCGCCGCCGTCCGGTACACCTTCCTGCTTGTCACCGCCGACCCACCGACAGGGATGGCCGTAACTTCGACCTTGCCGTTGACGGTCTTATCCGCCACCGTCACCGCTGCCGAGATGTCGCCGCCTTCGGTCTCACCGTCTGCCGTGACGAACGTGACGCGGTAGCGGTGAGCGCCATTATCGACGTTCCCCGCAATGGGCACAGCCGCCAGCGCCACCGTGGGCGCCGATGGTGCGGGTTCAGCCGATGAGGAATCTATCCGCAGGTGTGTGCGTACCTCCGCGAGTGTGAGCGGTTCCACCGTCGCCGCTGTGATCAGTGACAGGCTCATACACTCTCACGCCCCCGCACACGCCCGTTCTGCCGGAAGTGGCCCATCGGGCAGTTAACGACGCCCCGGCTATTTTCGTTCAGCACTTCCCCGCAGATCGGGCAGTCGATCAACGGCCTCTGCGCGTCCTCTATCGCTAGAAGACGCGCTTCGGCCTTGATCTTGATCAACTCTTGCCAACTCACTTCGCGTACGCCCAGACGTACAGACTCGAAGCGCCGGCGTACGTGCCCGTCGTCGTGTACTTCACCCGAAACAACGGGCCGAGAAAGCCGCTGAGCGACGTGTTCGCCGTCATCGTTCCGTCCGTCACCGCCTGCGCCGTCGTTACCGCCGCGCTGCTCACGAGGTGATAGCCACGGGTCAGCGCCGACGTAGTGCCGGAGAACTGTGCAATGTCCACCCACGTCGTTCCGTTGTCGAACGATGTCTGCACGTACGCCGCGAAGGTCGTGCCGCCGGAGCCATACAGAAAGATGAACTCCAGCGTCAGTGCTTCCACCCGTCCGAGGTTGACCGCGCTCGACGTTGACGCCGTCACCGCCGTCGTGATCGGATCGAACGACAGAAGCGCGACAGCCGGAGGTGATTGCACGGTCATCTATGTGTGCTCCATCTGGAACTCAAGAATCACGTCGATGTGCGTCGCCGTGGCAGCGTCCGCACCTGTCTTGTTGATCGTGATCGCCGTGTTCACATCGCACACGGCATAGCTGGCCCCGTCCGCGAGAATGGTGCCGCTGGTGTCACCCGCCCGTAGCTCGGTGCTCTGCGTCAATGCCGCCTGTGCAAACGCCGCGAGCTTGACGCTTGACGCTGCCTGTGTGCCGAGAATGTCCAGGGTCGTCACGGTGATAACCGCGCCGCCAACAGCGATCATCGAGGCGTTGACCATGCGATAGGCCACGTTCGGCACGGCGGCAAGAATCGTCGCCCCGGCGTTGGCCTGCGCGACCGTGAACCGCATCCTGATCGCGTAGAGCGGCGACGGCGTTGCCGTAAGACCTGAGAACAGAAGGTTGCCGCTGTCCCAACGGCTCTTGGTGGTCGTGATAGGCATGTACTATCTCCCCATACCCTTGCGGGTTTTTGCCGGTGGTCCCGGCTTCGATGCCTTCGTCGCTACCTTCGCCGCCTGCTTCGGTGGAGCGGCAGCGGGTGAAGAGTCCGCTACCGCTTCCGATGCGGCTTCCGTGCCGCTAGAGGAGGCAGGCGCATCCTCCAAATTGGTGAGCGCGGAGGAGAGATGTGCGAACACATCTTCCTCCCGCCCGTATCGACTGACGAGAAACGCCACAACCTTCTGAACGTCGGCGCGAGCCGCTTCGATGTTAGGCATTTGCCGCTCCTGGGTTCAGTGGGTTCGGCATGTTCGCCGGGGCACGCTGCACCTTGAGGTCACGCAGGATCGCGATGCATGTTCCGAGCTTGGCGTCGCTGCCGAGGTCGGGGTAGTCGAGGCTGACGTGCGTGTATCCATCCGAGAGTTGGTCGGCTTCGACTTCGATGACGTAGATGTTCTGCTTCTCGGCTTCCGCCGCCACCGCCGTCATAATCGTCGCTGCCGTTTGCGTCGTCTTCGTCCATGCTTCGTCGCCGTCAAGCAAGGTTTCTGACTTGCGGTAGATCGTGTCCATGATCGCGAGGTCAGCGGTCGTGCCGCTGGTGAACGCCGTGTGCTGCTGAAGCTTCGGTGTCGGGTCGTCGGTCGTGCCCGCCGCGCTCAGCGACAGCACGAACGTCACGCCTCCATAGTTTTGCAGGCTGATCCGCTTGCCCGTACCGCCCGCCGTTGCGAGGTCAACGGTCGCGAATCCACACGAGATGTCAAACAATCGTCCGAGTGCGTCTGCCATGTTCCCTGTTCTCCTTGCCGCCATACCGAGGGTTTCAATGCCCGGTAAAGCTGGGCCGGTGGCGGGGGTTTATTGCCGCCACCGGCTGGCTTAATTCCTTAACCGCGCTCACCCAGCACGACGAACGGGCTGAGGGTGTTGGTGCTGTTCTGCGGCGTGATTGCCGACTGCAACCAGCCACGACCATCGACGCGCTCGATGATGCGATAGACCGTCTGATCTGTGCCGAACTGGAAGTGGCCGCTCGACTCGGCGCGCATCTGCATGCGGTCGCCGATCAGGTAGTAGCCGAAGTCGATGAAGCTGATGTCCTTGCCGGAACCCGCGCCGCCAATCGTTGGCACCTTCTCTGTGAAGATGACTGGCCGTCCCAGAATCGTCATGGGCGGGCCGACGACGCCGTTGTTCAGCCAGATGGCCGAACCGCCGGTACCGACAGCGAGCGACATCGTGGCGAGCTGAGGGAACGTGTCAAGGTTCGCGACCCACACCGCCGAGCCAAGCGAGGCTGGCAGCATCCGCGAATACATCTTGACGATGTTCTCCCAAACCACCGTGTCCGCGACCTGTCCGGTTTCCTTCGTCACGCTGACGATGGCCGGGGAGTTGAGAACGCCGAGCGGCTGGCCGACGCCGTTGCCGGTCATGAACGCCGTGTCCTCGAACCACGAAATCGCGGCGGGCAGGATGTCATCGATGAAAGCCGCGAACGAGATGATCGAGTCCTGGAGCAGCTCGTTCGGCACGTCGCAGCGGATCGCCAGCTTGGAAGCCTGCAGCGTTACGCGCCCGAACTTCGCCTCACTCTCCGCGAGCGTGCCGCCCTCTTCCGTCCACGATGCCGTCACGCCACCGAACACCGAAGAGGCATTCGAGGTCGAATCGACCGTCGGGAAGGGAACTCGCGAAGAGTCCATCGGGATCACCCGCGCACGGGATCGGACGATCGCCGTTTCCAGCGCCACGCGCAGCAGTTCCGCGCGCAACCGCTCCGGCACGAGGAACCCGCCGGTTGCGGGATCGATCGATGAGTAGTCGTTGCGAATCTTGCGCCAGCGATCCTGGCCGGCCTGGTTCTGGTGCCAGATCGATTGGAGGTAGTCAGCGGTGTCGATGAACTCGCCGTCGAGCTTCGCGCCGATCGCGTGCTTGCTGTAGCCCGCGCCCTTCGCCGGAAGTTCTTTGACGTTCGTGGGCGTCAGGTCGGGACGGTTGACCTTCGCTTCCTTCTTGAACTCGTCCAGACCCTTCGCCATCTCATCGGCGATCATCTTCTGGAGGTCGGGCTTTGCGGCGTTGATCGCCTTGACGTACTTCTGCTGAAACTCCGCCGCCGTCTCCGCGTTGGCGAAGATTTCCGCCCGCCGCTTGTCGTCGGCCATGATCTCGGCCAGTTCTTCACTGGACTCCGGGATCGCCACTTTCTCTGCTGTTGCCATTGGTTCCTCTCCTAGCTACGCGAAGGTTTCCGCGGCTTCGCGGATTTGTTCGTTGATCAGCCGCGCGAAATCGATCGGCTCTGGTGTTTGGTTGACGATTTCTGGAGCCTTTGCTTTTGGCTCCTGCCCGTCGATGCAATCTGCGAGGCCGAGGTCACAGGCTTCCTGATCCGAAAGCCACGTCTCTTCCTTCATGCGTCCGCGCCATTCCTCAACCGTCCCGCCCGCCTTCTCTGCGTAGATGGCGGCGATATTGTCTGAGGACTTGTCGAGGATGTCTGCCATCTGGCGCATATCGGCAGACGGCCCGATGCACAGTCCTGACGCCTCGTGGATCATCATCTGGCTGTGCGGCGCCATCACTACGCGGTCTCCCGCCATCGCAATGAAGGACGCCGCAGAAGCGGCGATACCGTCCACATGCACGGTGACTTCTGCCGAGTGCCGCCGGATGGCGTTGTAAATCGCCACGCCGTCGAACACGTCGCCACCTGGACTGTTGATCCGCAGGGTGATGTTCTTGGCCTTCACATCGCGCAGGTCGCGGATGAAGTCGTTGGCCGTGACGCCGTAGTACCCGATCTCGTCGTAGACGTAGATTTCGGTGACGGCTTCGGAGACGTTCTTGATTGAGTACCAGCCCTGTTGCGGCGTGAGGCCGTTGGTGGGCTTCCTCTTCGCGCCTAGCACCGCCATCAACTGCGGAAGATCAGCAGTCGGGTGCAGGCTCGTGAATCTCTGTTCGCTCATGTTGGCACCTTGTGAAAACGGGGAAAGCACCCGCTATCCGGCGCACATGACGCACAGAAGAGAGTGCTTCCGCCTCACAAGAGGCATCGAGCGATATTCAGTTACCGCGATATTACGGCGTAAGTGCTTAGGCTGTCAATCCTCTAACAACATCAGCGCCGCCGCCGCCATGAGGATCACCAGCTCGTCATCGTCGAAATCGAGGTGCGCTTCACCGCCTGAACGCATCGACAGACGCCCCGACAGCAAGCCATCAGTCCGCAACCGCGCGTACGAGTTCGTCAGCACCGCACCACGTCCGCTGATCGCTGTCTCCGCCGCCAACACCGCCATCCCCGCCGAGGCGATCCCCTGCACACTGGCGAGGCACACTTCCGCCGCCAGCGTCGCGACGGCATCGAAGGCGATCTTCGCGCGGGCGCGAAGCACCGCTACCGCCATCAGGAATCCGTAGCCGAAGGTGTCGATGAGAACGCTGGCGGAGATCGCGTGTTCCGCTGCCAGTCTGCCCGCCGCGATAACGGAGACGTAGCCGACGCCGGATGCTTCGACCAGCCGAGGCCTGCGGCGTACAAGCCCCGGAACACCGGCC